TTACTTCCTGGATCCCGGCCGGATCATCGGTGGTACATATGCATACGTTACTGACCGTCGGTTATGTCCGAGATTCCGCGACACTTTCAACCTTGCTTCCTTGTCATCCATTCCGACATCACGGGCCTGCTTATACTGCTTCACCGCGTAATGATGGCGCAGGTTATGAGGCTTGTGAACCTTAATGCCGGCAATTTCACATGCTTTTTCCATGCAACCCCTTACCTTTTGCTGTGTTAACCCAGGGAAAAGCAGATCCATGTCCGTTTTCTCGTATATTATTTCTTCAATTAAATCCATAGCCTCAACCGGTATTGGCACTTCTCGCCTCTTGCCACCTTTGCCTTTAAAAACAATCAATGTGTCTTTTTGGATATCTAGGGCCCTAAGATTCAATGCCTCATGAAGCCGAAGTCCCGTATAAGCGATCAGTTCCAGCACCACAGCTGCCGAAGCGCACAGCTGATATGCAGCCTGAAGCATTGCGGCTGTTTCTTTTGCCGTGTATGCAAATCGATCTTTTCTCTGAGTTACGCGCCTGGGCGGTAGAATCATATCCCTCGGCACCAACCGGACTCGGTACCCATACATAAAGAATATGCCATATTCAAGTTTTATAAGTGCTGATCGAAATGCCCAGAGTGTCCATGGTGACTGACCTTCACGGACGCGTCTTTCAAATTCTTCGCGCACCATCCAAGGACGAATTTTAATGAGCATGTTTATGCCATATTTATCCTGAATCGGTTGGATAATTGACCAGCAATTGTTTACGTACTTTTTATACGTTGGGTAATAGAAAATCAACTTAAAAGCATCCCCGATTATCTTATGAAGATAACGACTTTCACCAAATTGACAAAGACTAAACATAGCCACGCGGAGTTGACTCCACAAAGAGGAATGCGTCATAAATATTAACCTCCTTAGATTAGGGCAAAGCAAAGCTAGCCTTAAAAAGGCGCTTGTTGCGTTTACCTCTTTAGATTTTTCAAAAGAACAGTGACACAATATGTTAAGTCTATTTCAACGACTACCCGCTTCCCGGGTGCCGGTACGCGGCCCCTACCTATCGGCAGGTAACCTAGTGGCCTATTACCGCCGGCACTGGTGGAAAGTGCCGACAGTTTTTGATGCAGGGATATAGGCCGGGCCCTGAGCGCATTGATACATGAAACAACTTTGGGCTATCCCGGGTTGCCGTGATGGCATCCTTCCCCAGTTCCACCGCCAGAGAAAGACCCCGAGATTATTTAATTTTCGATTTTTTGGGGTTTTTAAAGGCAGGAAATACAAAAAACCAGCTGTATGGGCAGACTGGTTTACTTACGACCTGGCGGTCGTTCATATTTTCATTTTCTGTGAGCCTGTTGAAAGGCGCACTTACTTTAGGATTTCAGATAGGTTTTAAGAAACTCTTACCCGTCACGCTTATAGCGCCGGTAGCTATTCATTCTTTTTGGACACACTTATGCCTTAGTTTTCGTGTTTCGGAGAACGGCGCCACATGTGGAAGCCGTTTTTAGGTACCGTTCGGTACCGCCGCACCCCTGCTCTGCTCACAGCACCCCTGTTAGTGTTGCCCTGTGGGAGCTTGGTGCCATACACACCTCGGGCAGTGTTTCAGGCTGACCCGGGTAGAACTTTTCACCCCTGCTCTGCTCGCCAGACGTGGCGGGAGCTTGGTGTCATCGCACTGGAACTCTCATAAAAATCAATAAACATTATGCCACACCCGTCCAGCGGGTCCGGCTACAATAGACATTTTGGCCCCACTGTGGGGCCAAAAAAAACATTAATAATCTTAAGGTATAGTTTATAGTATCGCATATACTTGGTCAAGGGAATATTATCCTTTCATCTGGGGCAAAAATAAAATGCCGCCTTCACGGACGGCACTGGCTAGTCCTCGTTCACGGTGGTGGGCGGGGGCTAACATTTTCTTTACATTTGTAGCGCATTGTTAGAATATTGCCAAATAATGCAGATATATTTACATGGTTGTTATATTATGCTAGTATTTGCAAGGTGATTAAATTGGACTTGCTTAATTGGGGAAAGTTGCTGGTCAAAATAGAATGTGAACGCCGTAGGCTTTATGAATTGTCGCAACTGGAGCCGCATAATACCGATAAGCTGCTCCATGTGAGCCAGCGGTTGGATGAATTGATTAATCGGTATCAGCGAGAAATTAAAGTGATTATGTAGTTGGCGCCCCCATGTGGGGCGTTTTGCTTTTGTAGGGGGTGGCCAGGCGGAAAAAAATAAAGGCGGCACCGTTTAGCTGCCGCCCGGGATCCGGGCCGGGTGAAGTTTACTACGCTGACGCCCCGGGGAAATATGCGGGATTGTAGCTGGGTGAGTTTTGAGGTTTAATCCCACACCCGCTCCAGCACCCAGCCCGCCTCATCCTGAGTCAGCTCACAAATCATCCCCTGCTTCGTCTCACACTTATACTTCAGCGGCCCGTATAGGCGCCGCCAGAAACGCGAGGCCATTTGTTCATCCACCTTGCAACTGGTCACCTGGTACCAGCGCCGGCGCCAGCGGAATGCAACCGGCAGGCCGTCCCGGGTCTGGACTTCGATTGGTTGGCGGTAAAGCTTGGTCATAATATCACCCAAGCACATTATAACAGAACATGCGTTTGTCTAGAAAGATGGGTATACTATCACAATTTGTCGAATTATGTTGATTAAACTCAAATATGACCATATAATAATACACTGAGGTGATTTCAGTGCGATTTCTTTTTTTTATTAAGAAGCTATTAAACTTCGCTGGTAACAGGTTTAACATTACAAAGTTGGAGTACATACCTGGAGAACTCGTAAACCATGAAATAAGAGATTAAACACGAAAAAACCCCGGCCACATGGACCGGGGTTCGCTCATTTAACAGGAGTATCTTCTACTGAAACCTTGAACAGTATAAATATTTTCTTCCTTATCTCCACAAATACCACCTTAGATCCGTATGCAGTAATGACCGCCCAAGCCAATGGTACCGTCCCAAAATGCTGCACGTCATCCACCATGGCCAGACCGACCACGGCCAGCACCCCCATGTAATAGGGCAAAACTTCAGTCTGCAGGAACCGGGGCAACTCGGCCAGGGAAAAAGTACCGGCCCGAATCGCAATCGCGCCGCCGAGGAAAACGTCCACAAGAATAAGCATCATCAAAAACACCAGTGCCTGCATTAACGCAGGGTCATAAGCCATCATAGTTTACCTCCAAAAACAAAAGTATTGTCTTGCTTCCCGCCTGAACAGGTCTACAGTTGCCCGGTCACGCTTTATGTTCGCCGGGTCATGGCACAGGATCATGTTCCCCTGGACAGCCCACGGCAGGATGTAGTGACCACCCCGGGTGAAGTATCCCGGGCCCATGCTGGCCACCACCAAAGCACCAGACTTAAGCGCAGCCACAGCTTCAGTGGTTTGGCCAACCTGCCGGAACCGCAGATTAAACAGCTTGGCCACCCAGCCAAAATACGCCCAGGCGGTACCGTCGTTGTATGTCCGGTGTCCACCATCCAGAGCCATCTTACATGTCTCCACTGGTGTAATGGCCCGGTTTCGGAACGTGGCCAGCACCATCGCCATGCTGGTTGGCCCGCAGCCGGAAGAACCAATGGTCTGCTTGGGGTCTTTGTGGCTAGAGAACATGACCCACTTCCACCGGGGATCCACCTGGGAATAATAAACCGGCTCCGGACCGGTACTAGCCCGGGCCTGTCCTCCAAGCAAAACGCCCCACGTCTTTGGTCCGGCAATGCCATCACCAAGTAACCCGTGGGACGCCTGAAACTTTTTAACCGCCGCCTCGGTGCCGGGCCCGAATATGCCATCCACCCTACCGGGATTGTAACCGAGCTCGTTAAGGATAGTTTGGAGTCTGGCCACCGCTTCCCCACGACTACCCCGTTTGATTGTTACCATTTGTAATCCCCCTTACCGCCCGGGTTGCTGTACTTAACAGCCCGGAACCAATACTCATTGGAATAAGGCTCATTGTTTCAAACCTGCTACGAAGTTCGTTGGTCCCCGCAGCGGATGCAATTGCCGTGGCCACATAACCGCCTGGGGATGGAAAGCTAAAACCTATGTAGGCCGAAAAATCAAACTGGCCCCAGTAACATACCTCATAAAGCAGGATGACAATTACCAGTGCTGCCGCTTCATCCGAAAGGTGATCCGGGAGCATCTTGAAACGGGGGAACAATCGGTCTGTGAAAAGCTTGTTCAAAACCTTAAAAGTTACGTCAGCTACCCAAGCCAAAAAAATAAGCCCGATGAACCCGATAATTAGGGGAACAAAGGGACTTTCGTAGAACCCTCCAACAGACATGTAATTGTAATCCATATTATCCCCCCACCCCACCGGTAAACGCATACGTTAAGATAATCGCTATCGCCGCTGAGCAAACAGAAAAAACCACTACCATCCATGGCGGCACATAATTTTTAAAGGCCTTTAACGCTTCCTTGACTTCCCCCAGGTCATTCTCATACTCTGAGCGCTGAATGTAATCACCTTTACAATGTCGGCACTTATCCCGATTGTCTTCACATTCTTTTTTCCCGACGATGCCGTTTTTTACGATTTCGTCCAGCCGCTCATGCACCCTCACAACATTGCCTTTCACTTCGTTGATGTCTTGATGCATGCGTTTAATTTGCACCCGATAAACCTCTTCCTCGGTCAACGATAACCACCCCCGGTAACTGCAAATATTTCACATGAAGTAACCCGGACCTTAACCACCCCCTCGCCCGGGCATAAAAAAGACGCCTTGCGGCGCTTGCTTACGTAAAAATAAGTCTATTTACCTAATGAATCGGTCAACTAGTGACATAGTAATTGACTTCCTCTTGTGTTATATTTGTCCAAAGGAGGAATGTCTATGTTGAAACAAAAACTTGCACTGGCGCTGGTCTTGGTGATGATGTTTTTAACGCCTGGAGTATGCTTTGCCATACTCCCCATAACAGAGGCCATGATACAGGCGAAAGAAGAATTAACCGCCTCAGGCAAAATGAGCAATGAATACTTAGACCATACCGTTATTGATTTGACAAGTATAACTTCCGGTAGTGTTGCAACCTACACCTATTCAGGCGATGATGAACACTTAACGATTAACAATTATGATGTTAGCCCAAATGAAAAACTACAGGCATCAAACAAAATCACCACCTTCATATTTAATTTAACTATGCAGTACCGTCCCGATACGGAAATGTCAGTATCAAGCGTTACTTACGAGCAAACAGTACACACATACACCTACGGGGCCCTAAAGCACGAAGCGATGTTGTCAGTATTATCCGGACTGCCTGATTGCTTAAACAATGAAGCTTTAAATCGCAGCGACAGTGATTCTTCATGGACTAATAAATACACCCCGGATGCAATGGCAGAAGAAGTCTTTTCCTCGTTTAAAATTGGCGAGGAAGTATACACAGCAACTGACGGCACAACTAAAACCATGGACGTTGCCCCGGAAATTAACGATGGCAGAACATTTGTCCCAGTCCGTTACCTTGCCTATTCGCTTGGCGTTACGGAAGAAGGAATACAATGGGACGCGACCACTCAATCAGCAACCATTGCCCAGGACGATATTGCAGTTACTATGGCAATAGGCGACAGCACCCTTGTGGCGAACGGTGAGCTCCAAGAAATGGACACCATCCCCTACTTAAAAGATGGCCGAACTATGCTCCCGGCCCGATGGGTAGCTGAACCACTGGGGGCCACAGTAGAATGGGACGAAGTCACACAGCAAACCACAATCAAATTCACTCAGGAAGTCGAGTAGGAGTATCAGGGGCGGGGGTTGTTTCCTGCCCCTCTATTTTTGCAAGTACAGCCTTGATCTGCTCGGCCTCGGTCTTTAATGTCTTGACCTGCCGCACAATCTCACGGAGCCTGCCTTTTAGTTTGACCTTTGCATCATTCATATTCTTTGATTGTGGAGCAATAACTTCCTCCCTTGTTACAAGCAAACCGCCGCGCCTTTCGTCCCACTCTATTCTTTCGATAGCCATTACAACCCCTCCAGTATTTCATCTTCCCAGTTAGTGTCCATTAGCTGGGCATCGCCTTCCGGTTCAGGCCCCGCTATTTCCGACAGTTCATCTTCCCAGCCAGGCTGTAACACCGGATCATTCTCTTCGTCGCCACCAACGAGCCATTCCATCCTGGGGAACCTTCGCCCGGCCCTGTTTTTGCGGATACCTGAAACGCTCCATGTAAATTTTCCATTAATCCCAGGCTCAATTGAAGCTACGGCTATATACGCCTCGACACCGTTAACTTCTACAACGTAGGGCGTAAAAGGCCCCATTGGCGTCAATTCCACATGCCACATTGCTTGCTCGCTGTCGGGCTCGATGCACTCAATAAACGGAGGTAGTTCGGTTAAATCAATGATGCACTGCCCGTTTACTAATTCCCCTCTGCCTTTGTCCACATACCTATTTTCCGGCGCTTCCAAGGCGTAAAGGCCAACTGTGCCAAGGCTTGTTTTTTCTGTGCAGAATTTATCAGCACAGGTAAATGTTCCGGTGACATCGACATCGCTTTGAAACTGCACCAAATTATATGCATTATCCCCAAAAATCGTATTTATTCCCAGCGATTCAACCCCACTGATAACAGGAGCAAACGCCTGAAAATCAATTCGCCCCAGGTTATTGATATACAGTGCCGGATCCTGACCCGTCATCCAGTTGTAAAATATCCTGGTCTTGCCCTTGGCCCCAGCGTCATAGATAATCTCCGGGCTGTCAGTGTCGCCTTCAGCACCAAAAAGAATCTGCCCACTGCCACCTGGTAGCTGGATGTCAGGGCTGAGGAACTTGCCACCAACAATCTCCTGCCCAATCGTGCCGTCATCCAGTCTCCCAATCAGCACCTTGCGCGTGGCGCCGTCCCACACTTCGATGCCCTGGCCAGCCTGCGGGTCTAGGAGAATGAACCTGCCGTTCTTAGCGAAGAAACCGAAAGCGCGCGCTGTAGGCTGCAACGTCCCGTCACAGGTCATCAGGTACGTGGTGTCTTTGTCCACGGCCAGGGGGAGGCCGGTGTTGTATTCGGCTAGAATTTCCGCATCAGAACGCATTCGGTTACGTGCCTGGAAGTTGGATATGGGGCTGTTGACAGGGAAAATACCCGAATCATTCCACGACCCAATGCACATAGTGGATGCAAATGCTGACGGGAGATATGATGCCCCTACGCTGCCTTTTAACACGCCGTTTAGGTACCCATAGCCTCCCACACCGGATTTCCATGATGCCGTGAAACGATACACTCCGGGAGTGGTGATGTTTCCCAGGGGGATACTGGCAGCTGTTCCCTCACTATTTGAAAAGTTTATAGTCCACGCATTGGAAAGGATGCCTTTTCTTACGCTGATTTGGTTCAACTCGGCGTAAGGGGACGCTTGAATAGTTACCACGGAAAATGGCATACACCATCCGGCATTTGCAGAATGTGGCCCATTTGGGTCAACATATACGTCCAGCGATATTTCACCCTCTGCGACGTTTAAAATACCTGCGGTTGGTGCTGTCATCACCTCGGCAGCACGGGTGGCTCCCGGCAATTGCCAGGACAGCGGATAAGCTTTTTGGATTACACTAAGTCCGTCAAACTTAAACGTACCGTTACCAATCAGTTGTAACCGAACAGAAACGTAAGCTGTTGTGGCTTGAGTCGTAAGTACACCGGTTGCCAATCGCCAGGGGTCAGCAACGGTGCTGCCTATACCTGTCTGTGACGATATAGTAGTATTCTTTACCACTCCACCGCTAGAATTCCACTCAACTACCCGAATTTGCCACTGTATCCCTACTGGTGCTTTTCCATATGTGCTGAAACTGTAAGCCGTGCTCGGTGAAACAGCCAATGCGGTAGATTCGGGAGTGGTGGCAAGAGCAATGTCATTTCCGACTTCATATCCCGATACAACAACCTGGGCACATGCCGAACCATGCCAAGCATCAGTTGTAATACGAGAAAGTGTTCCCTTGCTGTTATGAGTACCGGCCATACCCAACCCTGTTAGGTCAGTTTCCACACTGGCCCGATTTGCTGTAAGTAGGTTGGCAACGCCTTCCTCAATCATTACGGATTGCTGGGCATGATAAACTTTAAAATCAAGATAACGAGCAGCAAAACTGGAATTATTACGCAACCCCACGCCCCCGCCAGTAAAGGCAGAATCAGTCACGGAAACAATCTTCGTGCCGTCAAACCATACTTCCAAACGCGAACCATGCAGGGTGAATTTAACTGTCTTTACCGTTCCACGAGTCCAAGTAACATCAGCAACCCCGAGTTGAGCAAAAGCACCGCCAACGCGTTTAAAGAGGCGCAAATTCTGGGATGCTAGACTGCTGCTATCGTCACTAAGTGTCAACAGGTAGTAATTGCTGCTGTCCTGATATCGGGCAATAACCCCACCATTATCAGCCTGGTCAATATTAACCTCAATTTCAACATCCTGTAAAAGCAGGTCGTTTTTAATCAGCGTAGCCTGAGTGCCGCCCGTCCCCGTCAGCACCCCGCCGCTAACCGCCCATGTTGCCGGAGTATCCCCGCCGCTGGTGTATTTCGCTAGCAGGTCAGCGTCAAACAAATCCTGCCATACGGGGGCAGGCTGGCGCATGTATTCGTAGCGCGGGATGCCACTGGCCACCTGTGTGCCGTCACTGAGGTAGGCCACGCTGGCGCGGGCGAATGTGGCGGTTTGGGTATCCAAAACATTATATCGTCCTATATGCCCCAACAGTTTGCCAGCGGCATCATAGACGCGCATGCCGTCACCCTGCAACTTGGTATACCCATCCTCAGACGATAGCGCCGTCAAGTCCGTTACGTTGATTTTGTTGGCATCCAGGTTGGCAATGTGTGAGTTAAGTACCGCAAGATTCTCAATATGGGCTGATTTAATCGCCGCGTTAGCGATAAACGCACTGCCGATAAACTCCCGGGCATAGCCTTTATCCCAAACAGTGTCGTGCAGCCCGGCGTTGTTCACGACAACGATGAACTGCCCGTCAGCCAGCGTAGGTTCCGTGGCGCTGGTCGAATAATTGTTATCCGCCCCATTCCAGTAAATATACTTCTGGGCGGTGTTCCCGGCCTGCATAACAAACTCCTGGCCAGCGTAATAAAGCTTGTGCTGGTTCCAGGATACCGATCCCCCGGCCGGGTTGTTGTTCGTCCACTGGTCAGCTAGCAGGACAACCACTTTGGTGTTCAACTTCGTGGCATCCACAGCGGCCTTGGCGATTTTCTCCGCAATAAGGCTCTCATTTACCAGTTTGTAGGCCGTAATCTGACCCCTGGTGGTCTTGATGCTGTCCAGGTACTTGACCATGGCCCGGCTGTCCTGGAACATTGCCTCTACCTTTTCTATCGGATCGCCAACTTCAAGCTCACACTGCCAAGGCTGAAACACGTTGAACCTGTATCCGATAATCCTGGCCTGGTCAGCAATGCTCAAGTCCTCATCAATCAAGTCCGCCATGTGACCAGTGTCAAAATCCTCATGTTGGAATCCCGACTGGGTGCGGCGGTCTACCTGCTTCACCCGGTAGTTATACCTTGGCTTGCATACTTTGGCCAGGTGCTTGGTGGCCTCGTCAAGCAGCTCCTGCGGGTCATGGATGTCCTGATTAACCCAGATTTCCGCAAGCTCCTCGGATGTGTAGCTGGTATTCTCAATGTAAATCTGCCCACCGTTAACAGAGCTAATGTCCAGGTCGTCAGCCCCGAAAGGATAGAGCTTTGTAACAATGTCGGTATCTTCGTTCCTGGTGATGTTTTTCAGGTTCTTGGCGTACCGCACCTGGTACCCGGTATATGGTGCCCAAGTTCCCTCATCACGCAGGGACACGGTTTTATTAAGGCTGTCCCATACCAGATACCCGCCCCAGGTTTTTTGAATCTGATTAACGTTTGCCAGAACGGACGTTTTCTCCGTCTCAAGGTCATGGATGCCGGTAACGTCCACAGTACCGACGGTCCAGCCGGTGCTCTGGAGCACAGCATGCAGGGCATGGCCGGCGGTACCCGGGTTGTATTGCCCCCCGGAAAGGTCACTGCCACCTGAAAGGATTATTACAGCTAACGCCGGTGGCTCCGGGGTCTGCGGGTCATTTGAAATGGTAGCAAACTTTTTGCCCAGGAGTACCCATGATTCATGCGCTGTGACTTTACCCCAAAGCTTTTTGCCATCTCGTTTTTTCTCGATGGCATCAGGGTTAAGGATGACAAACTCCCGCATATTGCCGGTAATGTCCGGAGTATAGATACGGTAGAAGTTGTTAAGGTACTGCCATTTATCAGATAAAAGAGGTAAGGATAAATCCATGGTACAGCGCCCGTTAAGCTCGTTGTTAACCCAGACATCCTTTAAACCGTCCGCTTCGGGGGATAAATAAGCCGCTGTTGCGCCGTCGGCAGTTTTAACTGTAATATATTCAGGTATCGTCAAGGGCATAAAGTTACCTCCTAGAGCCAGCGATCGTACCAGTTCAGAGTCGTAGTGCCCGCCGCAGCCGCCGTCACAACATTGTCGCCAGGATGAAGCTTCGGAAATACGCCGTTATAATTCGGCAGGGCGTTAGCTCCTTCCAAGGTGGCGGTCAGCTTTTCGGTATCGATGATTAATGCGCTGGCAGTTTCAATGGTGCCGGTGTAGCTCATCGTGTACCCGGCCACCGTGACGCTGGGGTCAGTGACCGGCCCCTGGATGGTTAGGGTGAAGGGAGCGGCCTTCGTACCGGCATTGGTCGCGGTACCGCTCCCTACCAGTGTTTTTTGCAGAGCCCCATTTTTGTCAGGGTTAAACATCTCAAAGGCCAGGTCAAATTCAATGTAACCGGGTTCCCGGGGAATGTCTACCGCTTCGGCCAACTCTACCATGTACACCTTTTCCGGCTCATCGTAAAAAGTCAGCGCCTGTTCGCCGTTAAGGGGGTTAAGCTGCGCGGCGATAAAATCAAACACCTTTGCCCTATAATCAGCGCTGGTCACATCCTCGGATACTTCCATGCCCACCGTTGCGGTCAATGGTCGGGTGCGTAGGTCAGCGCCAAACCTAATAGCACCATCGCGGCCTGGTATTTCCTCGGTATATTTTCGAGTGGCCGGGATTATCTCGAACCGGTTGTCACGCAACCATTTAAGCCCCAGCGGCTGCAGAATGCCGCTGGCATCAACATGGAGAGGCATATAATCACCCTTTCGCGGTGGCCAGAGACATGATCCCCCGACGCAACTCGCTGTTTACTCTTGCCATGTCCATCTCGTCAGAGAGATATAAATTTTCAGGGGCTAATAATGGGGCTGTAATGTGAATAATTGTTTGCCCTCCGCCATGCATAGCTCCAAATCCCCCGCTTGGAGGCATTGCCCCCATCCGGATAGCATCCACTAGGTTAGCAGGTAACATGTATTCCCCACGCTCCACATACGCAAGCCCCGTCTCCTCGATTGGCCCGCCCTGGTGGTATATACGGATTGCTTTGGTAGTCGCGTCGAAATCCACGTCATGCCCCAGGGCTTCAGCCACCGTGCGGATCCCGACGTATGTTTTGCCGTCCTCGTTTTTCAGCGGAGCAAACGTCTTCCCGCCAATAGTTACCTTGCCGGTGCTGGGGTCAAATGAGACATTGGAATCCAGGATGTTGGCCAGTGTCCGAGACCACATGGCCGCCGTGCCATTGATATTTGTGTATTGTGATTTGGATAATGTCCCTATTGGCTCTTTAGAGCCATCGCCACCAGTACCGCCGCCGCCAGACTCATTATCCTGGCGTTCTTCTCCGTCCCGTACCTGGTCAATGATATCCTCAACACGCGAAAAGTCACCGCTTTCCATGCCGGCAATTAGTGCATCAACGAGCTTCTTTCCGGTGTCCATCCAATCAGGTTCAGTGGCAGCCAAGGCCGCAATAACATCCATGATGCCACTGGTTGCAATATCCCGGGCCCGGCGGTAATGCTCCTCCAGTTCATCCCGTTCCTGTTGGCCCTCTTCGCGTACCTGATCCAGCTTTTCTTCCAGGTCGGCTTTTTGATCCTCGCGAGACCATTCCTGCTGTTTAAGCTCAAACTGCCGCTTTTCCTCGGCAATCTCTTTGTCAATATCGGCAATAGCTTTCTGGTGTTCGGTACCGGTGCGCAGCTCATGGTATTTGCGCTTATCCTGTAGCTCCTTCAGGCGTTCGTTATGCTGCCTGGCCGCTTCTTCCCGGCCGGATTCTTCGCCCTCTTCGTCCAGGGCGTCTATCTGATCTTGTATAGCCTTAATGCTGGCCTTGGTGCGCTCATCTATGTCATCCAGCTTGTCCTGGTACTCTGAATCAAGGTCATCCAGGAAACTGTCAAGCTGCTGCCGGCGCAGGCGGTAAAGCTCTTCCTCAATGTCCCACACCTGACGCATATTCCACTCGTGGGCATCGCGCAGTTTTTCCAGGTACCGGATACGTTCATCGGTGCTCATCCGGGCCATGTTGACTTCGTGGCGCATCAGATCCATAGCCTGGTTATAGGCTTCCTGGTGCAGCTGCTCATCACGCTGGGCTATCTCCTGCTTGACCCGGTAGACCTCTTGGTCAGCCTGCATGCGCTCTTCTGAGCCCTGCTTGTACCGTGACTGGACGCGCTCCCAGGCGGCAAGCTCTTCATCCAGGGCCATCTGGTTTAGCGCCTTACGGTATTCAATAAACCGGCGGGAAGCTTCGAATTCTTCCCGGGCTATATCTTCAGGTGTTTTGCCTTTGTCATCATCTTTATCACCTGGCGGGGTGTAAGATTTGCCACCGCCGTCACCGGCACCTTTTTGCTTACCTTTAAAACTATTTACAGCCCACGTCTTGGCCCAGTTGTCATCCTCCCAACCTTCGGCCAATTGGGCAGCGGCCTTATCTACCTGGGCGCTTAGCTGTGCATATTCAGCGTTAAGTTTATCTATCTGACTAAGCCGGTCTCTGTAAAAATCGTCTCTGTTGCCTGATTTTTGCAGATAATCGTTTTGACCTGCCGCTTTAATAATGCGTTGCTGCCTGGCCACCTCATCCTCAATCTCACTCATGCGGTTTCGCGCGGCTGTCATATCACTAACTGTTACAATGTTTCTGGCTTGCTTGGCCAGAGCGATGTTTTCCCTGAGTAGGCCGTTGTTGATAGCAATGGCGTCTCCCTCAGCGCCCCATGCGGATACAACGCTGGGAGATAGCCTTGCAATCTCATTCATGACAGCAGTGAGCTCTTCTTTGGTACGCGTATGTTCGGCGGTACCTTCTTCGAGCTCAGCAATCTGGCTGGTTAATTCGTCGTATCTTTTGCCAAGCCCAACCATGGATTCATTATGCCGCTCATTTTCCAGGCGGGAGCTCTCCGAAGCGCCCTTCCCGGCAATTAAGCCTGCGGTTAGTGCACCTACTGCGGCCACAGCTATTCCTATGGGCAAACCCAAGCCAGCGGTGCTTATGCCCAAGGCTCCCAATAACGGTGCCAGCATGCGGAGCATTGAGTAGAGCGTTCCAAAGGCTACCACCATGCCAGCGCTGCCAGCGATAAATTCTATTGTTTTGCGGGTGCTTTCATCCAGGTTGTTAAATTCGACGATTAGGCTATTAATAGTTCCCATCAGGGATACCATGGCTGGTTCCAAGTCCTCAAAGATGAGGATCTTCATGCGCTCGAAGTTTGCGTTAGTCTGCTTAAGGGCCCCGTCAAAGGTGTCGGCCATCATGTCGGACATCTTACCGGTGGCACCCTCGGCATCAGACATAGCATCGACGTAACTGGCCAGTTCGGCGCTGCCCATGTTTAGGGATGTAGCCATAGCCCTGATGCCATCAGAGCCTAATACGGTGGCCAGGATCAGGTTTTGCGATTCCTGGTTATACGGTACCAAGGCCTTCTCAAACTCGGCAACAATCTCATGCCACTGCTTCATCTGGCCGCTGGCGTTGTAGATCTCTACACCCAACTCGGCCATAATACCCTTTGCCTCGTCGGTTGGGTTAATCATTTGGAGCAGGGCTGCTTTAATTGATGTACCTGCGTCCTGCGCCTGCACGCCGGCGTCTTTCATTGCAGCGCCGGCCGCCAGAACTTCGCGGAAGTCTTGCCCGGCCATCTTGGCCACTGCGCCAGCCGAGGACATGATCCATTGAAAGTCACCGGCAGCTAGGGTCGTGGAGTTCATGGCCTCGGTGAATGCGTCCACCACTTCACCGGTCTGCTCCCACTCCAGGCGGAAAGCCTGCACCGTTGCTATGACCGAATATGCAGACTGCTCAAGCCCAATTAGGCCAGCTGTAGCAAATTCCAAGATGTCCGGCGTTGAAGCAATGGTTTCATTGGCATTTAAACCGGCAGATCCTAACTCATAGAACGCCTCAGCCATCTGCAACGGGCCATGGATACCGGCGTTGGTTTCCATGGTAAAATCACGCAATGCAGTGGTAAAATCACCGGTTACGGCCTGGGCCTGGCGGATGCTGAGCTCAAATTCGCGTCCGGTAGTAGATACCGCCTGCAAGGCCTGCTGAAAAGCATACAGGGCACCCAACCCGCCAAGTGTTTGGAAAAAGTTAGCGAAGGATCGGTTCATCCTGTCGGTGTCATCGCGGGTGTCATCCTGCTGGCGCCTGATGCGCTCTAATTCGCGGCGATACCGTTGCATCTCGCGGCTGAATTGGTCAAATGCTCTAATTTGTGCTTCAATTACTGAACTTGACATGCCCCCACCTCACCAGTGAAAGCACTGCCCATGTGCTTTATAAACCCAAAAATAAATTACAGGCTGGCGGATGGGCTACCCGCCCCCCAAAGAGTGGCCTACTCCCAGGGTTGCCTGCAATGTTTTATCCTCAATTCTACGAGGCTCTTAAAAGACGCCCCTCGCTAGTAGCTTGCACTGCCTCGTTCATTTTCTGATTGAAGAAGTTTTCAATCAGTGGTGCATTATTTCTGAAAAACGCTTTTGCCTCAATCCGTGAAGTACCGTACTCTAGATATAACGCATACTCAACGTTTGTGCCGATTCTGCCCTCATACTGGTTAAACATTGTTGTGCTTTGGGATTTACCCGCCGCAATTTCTCGCGGCTTCCCACCGCCCAGATCAACCCCAGCTGCACCTGCAAGCCTACCGGCGATACTGGCTCTTAGCCGGCCTGTATCAATAGGACAGTCATTGGCAATAAGAGCAACACCGTATAGAACGGTTTCAGCGATGGCTGATTCGATATTTTTAGAAAGTAGTTCTGCCTGGGTTTCTATGAGACGCATGGCATCTTCGTGCCCGCGAAAGTTGATATCAAACATATTCCCAGCCATGTTATTACCTCTTCCTGAATCCGCGATTATATTTCTGGTACGGGTCATCTGCAGCTTTGGGATCCTTGGAATAGGCATTCCACCACTTGCGAAACTCCCGGTACTCGCTCAACACATGTTCCCCGGGCGCCTCATGCCCACGCGCAGCCAGGGCGGTAAACGCCGCGGCATACTCTTTGGTTACCGATATAAGCCGCTTCTGGTCTGCAGTCCACTGGGCCGGCGCCCCGGGGAAAACATGCCCCTCCCCATTTGCCCGCCATGTCTCAATCCATTCTTGGTTAGTTAATACTATCGGCACGAAAAAAGTCCGGGAGCAGGCCCTCCTTGAACTGCTTCCATGTCATGTAAAGACGCACAAGCCCCTGCCGGTTCCGGTCCTCTAACTCCTGGACATCCTCGACACTGCCGAAGTATGGCTTTTCGATATCATCCGCCTTTCGGACACATAGCAGGATCTCCATTTCCATCTGGTGCTTGCGGGCGTGATGCTCGGCCGTGTTGGCCTTCAGGTGCTGTTCCAGGGATTCAATCTGCTTGGCCTGCTCCATCACCTGGCGGTCGTCGTCAGTGTAAAAGGCGTTCGCCCACTCCATCATGCGCCGGCCGTGCTGTTCTATTTCCTTGGCCCGTGCGGCCTGCTCCTCAGGGGCCAACTGAGCTACTTCTTCTGGCGTCAGCTGGTCGTAAGGCTTTGCCAATTCAGCAGGGATAGACTCAAACAGCCGCTTCATGATTTCCCGGTGTTTTTGCATTACCTTGACATCCAGCCCGTTTTCCCGGCAGGTCTTTTCTAGCACCGCCGGCAGTAAGGCCTCGGAGAAATACCCACCGGCGGCGTATAGCTCTTTCAGTTTGGCGCTGTACGCCCGGGAAGAATGACCGCGCTCCGCCAGGCCCATCTTTACAAAAACAAGGCCGGGCAGGCCTGGTATTTCTGGCGCATAGGTGCCAGAGGCCACTGTTTCGTAACGCTTTTGAATCATTTCCGTGGTCAAGCCAGCCACAATAAAACCTCCCCAATTTAACCTTGTATGTACAAAAGGCGGGTCATAAAGACCCGCCGGGTTTAAGCTTTCACGTATACAACGAGCGCCTTGTCAGTGGCAGCTAGGCCATCATCTGCATGAAGCGTAATCGCAGTGGATGTTTCAGAGAAGTAGCCGGCAACTGCAGTTTCTGCCTTTAACAGCCGCTTTACCACAGCGCTATCCTGGGTCTGAATAAGCACAGCCAGGGCGTAGTAATCGTTGCCGTCCTTGTCTTTGAGTGCGGCTGCAGTCTCACCCAGGGTTAATGCGGTCACCGGGGTGGCGGCGCCGGCCACTTCCTCGATCAGGATTTCCTTGTCGAACACTTCCCGGTAATTCAGCGCTTCAAACGGGAACTGCGCAGCACCAGTTATGACGCCGCGCCGCAGGGTACCGATCTTGGCGGTATCAATAAAGTCACATCCCAGGGGCGTCACCTTATCATCATCAAAGTTTTTCGCCACGATAAACACGGGCATGTTGCTGGTTGGGTGGCCAGATACAAAGCTGGCCAGCGCCTGACGTGCGGCATAAGCCATGACGGCTTTTTCTCCATCGACACCCTCAACGTCAAAGGAGCCCGTTACGCCCTCGAAGTTATCAGTAATGGCCACCGGGCCGTCACCGGAAAAAGTATTGTTGCCGCGCCGCTGCAATGTCCGCTGCGGGTCGTAACCGAAAGCCTGCACGCCCGGGATTTCCCCATAAGCAAAGGGGCCGCCAATAACATGCAGTTCAGAGTTTTTATTCTGACGTACCGGCATTATTTATCATCCTCCTTGGTTAGGGGTTGCTTAGCCCCCGGGTCGTAAGTTTTTACCGCGCCGCACATCGGGCATTTAACCTCTACCTTCCTTTGGGGCTTACCCGCAAAAACAAACTCATGCTTACCGCACGAGCATTTCAGCTTAAATACAGCCACTTGCACATTCCCCCTATGACACCGGTCTCCACCAATGGACGTTGTAAGTCATAAATATACTCTTAATCGCAGGATCCTTGGGGTCTTCTATTGGATCCTCCAGCGGCGTGTTTCGCGCCGGGTCAACACGGAACCAGATTTCGCCGGCTCTTATTGGGTTGTCCGGGTCTGTCCGGTCGTACCTGGTAATTACCAGACCACCGCGCCCAGGGCCTGCCAGTGCATCATATACCTTATCTCGAAACTGACGGACTGTGTTCCAATAGAAGTCCTTGCCCGGGTCAGGCGCCCGCATCTTGCATTCAATCTCCAGCAAGGTTAGGAACCTTTCACCCCTTACTTTGTACGGCACACTGGGCACTACTCCACCCATTGTCCAGACACCCAGCTCTTCGATTTGCAGTAGGTTATTAAACGGTACCCCCCGGGTGTTATCCTGTATGGTGCGCAGCGCCAGCATCGTAAGCCATCGGCCACCGTCTTCGAGCTTTGACTTGGGCCTGGCGATGAGCTTTAGCTCCGATTCAGACGAAAGCCCGAACAATGCAAGGTTTGAGACGATATGTTGTGCTATGTTGGTCATCATTTGATCCATACTATCACCCCGGAAGGTTTTCACGATTTTGGTGCAGAATAAGCATGTTGAAAGGTTGTGATCCGCTTGCCGGACAAGGACAAGCCTAAATACCGCGTTCGAAAACTGGAAGAACTAGACGCCCAGGGGCGGGTTGTTTGTACCCACGTTGATTACGACCTGGGCGCCATGTTAATAGACGCATTTCCAGAACTACGCGAGGAATACGACAAAGAGCAGGCCAAAAAGAAAAAAGGCGATGTTTTGCCTTTTCCTAAGTAACCTCTATTCCCGTCTCGCCTTAACTTCCCACCATAGAACCTCACCCAGGAACGTCTTGTCAATCTTCTTGGGCTTCCATGTGAGGCCACCGCATACAATACGGTCCTCATACTGCGGTTCGGTTTCCCGGCGAATGGTAAACTCCATATCACCAATGATGTAGTAACCGCCGGATTTCTGAACCTCTTCAGCTGTCAGGTTCCTGGTCATGGCCGTCTCGTTAGTGTCGGTGTAATTCGGCGTTTCCGGCGTTCCGTGAACGGAATCCCCGGCTGTCATACCAGTAAACGTGCGGTATGTTATGGGCTCTTCGGTGAACGGAGCCAGTTCAGCCATAGCGGCCTTGATGTCGTCAACGTCCTTTTGGGTTATGAGAGCCATCCGATCACCGCCCATCCGGCCGGGTCACAGTACCGCTGGTCACCGAGCCACCAGTCAGCGGCCTAATTCCGGCCTTTCTAGCATCCCGTCGGTACTGAGCCAGCGCCTCTTTAATAAGGGCATTGTAATTGCCGCTGGCGCCGGACTTGTTGACCCCGATGCCCTTGATGTTTAGCGCGGCGTTTTCGGCTGTCTCCGCCGCCTTAGCCTTCAGGCCCAGGTACTCAGCATAGGCCAAGATGGCGTTAACCGCCTTATCCGGCACATCGGCCACCGTAGCATAATCATGTTGGGTCGCGGCTTCGGTTATCCACCCTTCAAGCTCGGTGCTACTCCTGCCCGGCAGCCGGATTAACAGGCGGGTTGTCAGGGTCGGTAGATCCGCCATCGGTACCAGCCTCCAGTGCTTCAAGGGCCGCTACCAGTTCAGCTTTCTTCATCTTGTCGTAGCCCTCGATTTTATCTTTGGCGAGCTCCTTGAGCTGCGCCACGGTCAGGTCAGCAAGTCCTTTTTCAGGCTCTTTTTCTTCCTCGGCAACCTGCAGGACTTTCTTGCAGGCATCATAATCCTTTTTGTCCATTTCAAACTCCTGGCCGATAGTATAAGGAGTTCCCTTATACTTAACAGGAGTCGTCGCCTTTACTTTCACTTGGCATCCCTCCGTATAATTCAGAGCCAGGGGCTAAATGCCCCTGCTCTTATGCACTATGAACGGTCGCAATAAAGATTTCGTCGATGCGCTCGAAGCTCGGCAGTTCGATGGCCGACACGATGGTCTGCACGTTGACCGGGTGGGGCTCCCTGACTGTGGTAATGGCCACGCCGGTATTCACGATTTCCACCTGGGCGTCAGTGTTGCCGGCCATCAGGTCGGATTCTTCCGGGGTGGTGCCGTAATAGGTGTTGCCCAGGTCGCCATCCGGAATAAGGGAAAACACGTCATCCGGGAAGAACAGCGTCCCGCCGCCGCCCACGGTGGTTGTGAACTTCTTGTTGTACACTGCCACCGACAGGCCAAGCTTGCTGCTCAGGTACTGCTGCAGCATAGCATCGGTCATGATGATGTTGCTCCCACCAGTGGGATTTAGGTCCAGGCGAATGGACTGGTTCTCCAGCAGGTAATTCCAAGTTTTACGTGTACATACCGCCCGGGTCGGCCGGGTGCCGGTATCCTCCTCGATGGTATCCTGCCACCGCTGGATGTCCTGCACGGGCTTGGAGTTGGCCGTATCAGACCAACGGTCAGTGGTCAGCAGGGCCTCCTTGTGAGTTGCCGGCAGCTTGTAATCATAGTCGTAGTCAATCCGGTTGGCAGTGATGGCAATGAGGCCGCTGGAAAGCAGCTGCATGCGCATACGCTCGGCCTGCACTTCGGCGCCGTTAACCAGGTTGGTAACATCGTCGTAGATATTGTTGATGATCGGCTCAATCAGGTTGGCGTTTGCCGCGGCAATAGCCTTGTTGATTTCTTGACGATCTTTCTCACCGATACGCATGGCTTCACGGAAGAACGGCATTTCAGTCTCGATTTTGGAGATACCGATACGGTCACGGACAGTGGCCTTGGCATCAAACGCCGAAGGCATCAGTGCCACAGGTAGACCACGAGAACCTTTAATCCAGGACAGATCCAGACCCAGCTGTTTACGTGCCGGGAACAGGGTGGAGCCCAGGTACGGAATTGCGTTGCTCGGATTGGTGGCGTAATAAGATGCGATTTCCTGAGCGTTGATCATGTCGAAAATGGTAGGCATTGTTTTTCATCCCTCCTAATTGTTAATCCAGCTTAGTCAATAAACTGGATCATCTTCAGGGCAGTAACCGCTTCTGCCGCCGGCGCTGCAGGCAGCTTATTGGTGTCGATGTAACCGTGGATAACCATAGCACCGGAGGCCGGGCCGTAGGTAACGTCCACATCGTTAAGCAGTACACCCTCTGCGCTGGTTGCATCCACACTTTGGGTGTTTTTCTCAGCCACGGGGATAGTGTCATCGGCCAGGGTGGAACCGGTGGTGCCGCCCACGATAGTGCCCTTGGGAACGATTTTTTTTCCGTCAGCATTGGCAACTATGCCGGCATCACTCACGGTAACCGCTACGGCCACATAATGGTCGGGGAACTTCAGGATTTCCTTGGTCCCCGTGAAATCAGTTTGGGTAAATTTCAAGGGTTATTCCTCCTTAGTCATATTTGTTCTTTGCGCTTATTTGAAATAGTTATGTGCGCCCTCACTGCGCTTTTTAGCTTCGGCGGCACGCTTTTCAGCCAGCTGCTTGCCGAAGTCGCCGGCTTGGTTACCGGTTCCGCCACCTTGCTGACCGCCGTTTCCTAGACTGCCGGGGCTACCCCCGGGCTTACCGGTGCCAACCAGGTGCGGCTTGGCCTTGGCCAGTGTCTCCACGGCTTCCTTGGCACCGGTTACATTGCCTTGGTCGTCAACCTGCACACTGGCCTTGTCCACCAGGGCCACGGCATCCGCCGGATCAACAAAACCGGCCTGCACTGCGAACACTTTGATTTCGGCGTTCACCAACCGGGTGTTCGCGGCGGTCAAAGCATCCTTTTTCTCCTGCTCTGCCTTATCAGCCCGTAACTTTTCCTTTTCCAGGTCTGACTTTGCAGCTAAGTCAGCTTCGGCCTTGGCCTTGGCTGCTGCTTTCATGGCATCGGCAGATTCAAACCCCAATTCCTTGGCCAGGGCCTCCATCTGAGCCTTGCCCTCGCGCTTCATGCGGGCCATGAATGTGGCCTCGTCAGGGAAGGTAACCGGCGCAGGAGTAGGTGCCGGTGCTGGGGTTGGATTAGGCGCAGGGGCAGGCGAAGGAGTTGGCCCCGGTCCAGGTGATGGCGCAGGCGGATCATCAAAGCACCCGCGCATCCGCAAAGGTTCAAACTTGTTGCTGAAAGACATTCCCATTAACCAACGAAACATTTATTTACCTCCGGTTTTAGGGTCCGTTCCCCGTTTCCGTGATTTTACGCCTCACGTTCGGCCCGCACTCAGTTTAACGACCTAAGGCGTGTCGGTCTTTAAAAAGCCTACCTCCTTGGCGCCTACTGCTTTGTTAATACCAATGGCGCAGATGTTTTCCATCTCCAGGATTAAAACACCCTCGATATCGATAAATTTCTGTATTCCATAAATTTTGCTCAGGTATACTGTACTGAGCCTCTCAGCTTCGTCATCATCCATAGTGCCGTCTATCATTTGACCACTACGAAGCCAAATTAAGTAATCCTTCACATCAAGCAGCCCTCCCTTTTAGAGTTGCAAGATTCAGCGCCCCGCTCTTGACCCAGGATCTGAGCACCGGTACCAGCCTGCACCGGCAGCGCGGGTGACTGGCAATGGTTGGCACTGGTAGGTTATCGCGGCGGTAAACGCCGGGCATCCCAGGCACGCTATTAAAGCGTGAGTCGGTGCCGTTAGCCAGCGAAGGGCAGGGCGGATCAACGCGGCCATCAGCGGCCGTTATCCAGGCAAAGAATATCTCTTCACCAATCACCTCCTGGGCTTTGTCCGCAAAATCAATAAACCCCGCCGAACTGGCGCGGATTATTTCCGTCCTGGCTATGGTTATCGCCCGGGCCCGGATGCTGGGGAAGGGCTTTTTCAATCCCTCCTGGGTTAAGCCGGTTCCCATGATGCGCCGTGCTATTTTTGGGATTGATTCACCCATCACAGCACCCCGGGCCAGCTCGTCGCGGATCCGGTTTAATACATGTGCTTCCACTCGGCCGGCTAGCTTTGGTACATTTCCCACCAGGGCCTCGATCATGCCCCGATTGATTGTTCCGACCCCACCGGTCACTGAAATTTTTGAGTAAGGAGGCGTTCCGCCGGCAGTAAGTGCCCGTGCGGCATTTTCCTGGCCCATAACAAAAGCCTCGTCAATTGCATCTTGACGGGCTTTGGTGGCCTGGGTGGTATAGTATTTCATTTGCAGCTCAATGTCCCGGATGGTGTTCTCCAGGTATTCCAGCTTTAGGGTGTCGCGGCCGCCCTGGGCATCCAGGAACTTAATGTATAGTTCCTTCCTGGACTCTTCGTAAATCTTAAGCAATGCCTTGGCCAGGCGCGATTCACGCGACCGGCGGTCTTTGGCCAACTGGCGGAGAAGACTCAACAGTTCGCTTTCGAGGGTGCTCACTGGCCACCGCCCCCGCCGGCATTGTCGTCATCGTCACTTTCTGGATCATCCAGCGCACCACCCAGGGCCTCCATGATGGTGGCCTTCTCGCCCAATATTTCTGCCATCTTAGCTTCGGGGTTCTCAATACCAAGCGTATCCATGGCCCCTTTTAGGCTTTCCAGCATCGTGGCCACCTTCTTGGTCTCCCGGTCAACTATCTCCACTTCGTTTTCCGGGATGGGCATGGTTGTTTTAACCTCGACCAGTTCATCCAGATCGCCAGCGACTATCTCAGACAGGGCCGCCTCGTTGATAACTTTACTATCGTAATGTTGGCGGGTATCGTATTTATTGAGCATGTACAAGGCCTTACCAAACAGCCGCTGTAGGCGCGGTTTCCAAGTAATCATGTGCCGGTTGGTAGCTGATATAATTGCACCGTACAACAGAATGATGGCAAATCCGGAGAGTTGCCCCATACCCTTTACCTGGTCGGGGCTGATGTTGGGCACGTCGGAAAGCCGGTGCATCAGGGCCATGATTTGCTCTAGGTGCTCTTTTAGCGCTTCCCGGTATTCAAATTGGTGTTCCAGCATTTTGGCGTCGGCGTTCGTCTCACCGTCACTATTTAGCTGCCACAAGGCGTTTGGTGCTACCTGCAGAGGCTCGGCAGTACCGGCCTTTATCTCTTCAGCAGTCGGCAGCGCGGCGTTCATAATCACTTTAATGGCGAACATGCCGAACCTCAGCGCGTCCGCGTTATCGGATATTTTGCGCTCGATCTCATCGTTTAGCCCGGCCAGCACTTCCACCATGGAGCGCCCTTCGGTCTCCCCGGTCAGGCCGCCGCGGTTAAATATCTCCACCGGCACAAACGGCAGCCCCAGGTCATTGGGTGCCACCAGCTCTTCTTTAAGCTTTAGCTGGGTATCATAAAGGCCCTCTTCCATCCAGCAAGAGCCTTTATCCATCCAATAGGTTTGCTTCCAGATGGTAGAGTCGTCCACAAACGCGGTGAAGTGGATTTTATCCAGCACGTCCACATCGTCAGCTGAATAAATGGGCCAGTATTCAAGCCGTGGCCGCCAGATGATGCGCAGGCCCCGTGTGGCGTCATAGTGGAGCTTGGCACAAACCCCGCCGCCGATGAAGTGGTCAGTGGCTGCCTTCAGGAGCTTTTCAGACATAAGGTTTTGCTTCATGACCCGGTAAAGTAACTTCTCCCGGGCTGACGCTTTGGCACTCGAAGCCTGTTGCTGTGAACTAGGCTCATAACCGGGTTTAAGCATCTCGGCTGCGTCGTCTATCTGTTCAGCCGAGCAGGCCAGCCCAACGGGCCGTTCAAACATAAACGCCGCCAGGCGATCAATGAACCAGGCGGTCAGATTAGCAGTGACCATAGTCGGCAGGTAATCAAGGTTGTTTTGAGCCTTTAGATCCTCCGGCTTTATTTCGTTGCCGTTCTCATCCAGCCAATGCTTTCCGTCATACTGGCGGTACCAGTCGATTAGTTTGTTGACCAGCTGCAGGCCCTCGTTACCCAGGTACTGAAACTGCAGCACACTGGACGGATCCTGGTAGGCCAGGCGGGGGAATATTGTCAGGTCACGCTTTCTGTTTATGGTGGTCATATTATCACCTCATGCCGCGGCGGGCTGTGCTGACCCGAGCAAGTTTATTTTTCATATCATCTTCCAAAGCGTACCTTGCGGCATCTATAGTATGATTATCCTTGTCTGGATAACTGCTTTTTACTTCACCGTTTTTGTCGGTTTCCAGAGCGTAATTTATAAATTCTCTTGCTGCCCTGGGGCATCTTGCGGGGTCGATGATAATTTCTTCAATGTCCTCAGATAAAAACTTAATGCCATAATCAACCGAATCAGGCCCCTTTTTAGCGCCTTTTATCTTCATGTCATAACTTTTTAACTCTGAAATACTCTTTGGTTCGGCACTGTCGGCGATTGATGTTACTGTTAGCTGATCTTTGATACTTTCGTAAAGCTTCCTGTTGGACACTTGTATTCCAGAGAATTCATAAAACATATACAACCTTTTTCTTGTCTTATCATAGTGCATCTTCTCAAAAACTACCGGGTCAACTGCATAGCCAAAGTCTAAGCCCTGTTTTATCCTGTCGAAGTTATTGATTTCCTCTTCAGTGATTTCTCTTAATGTGACATTGTTGAATACCTCTAAGCCGGTTCCGACTTCTTCACCCAAATACTCGTGCCGGTAAGCCATTTCATTGGTTTGCTTTAGGTGCTCAGCATCGGCAATAAAAATAGGCCCCAGCCATTCCGGTGGGACACTGCGGTAGTCTGAGGCATGGACTTTTCTTCCCGACTTGGGCAGCTTGGCCTCATGGTTCACCCATGACCTTGAACTCTTGGGCGGGTTGTAGGTATAAAAAACTACAAATATTTCCCCGCCTCTCATAAGGGATTGATTTATAGTTCTAATTTCCTCGGGTCCGTGAAATTCGTCTAATTCCTCGTACCAGAGATACTTTATGTACCCTTTTTTAACTTTGGTGGACTTAATCTTTTTAGGTTTATCTGCACCTCTAAAAAGTATCCTTTGCCCTGTAGGGGTATATGTTAATTCTAGCTTGGATTGCGGTATGTTCCACAGGTGGGCTACCCCGAGCTTTTCAATAGCCCATGCCAGCTGCTCAAATACTGAATCATGGAGGGTGTCTTTAACTTTCCTTAAGGCTACAGCATTGGTGAAATCACCATTATCTGCATCTTTCATCATCCCAAGTATTATCTCTACGCTTGCGAATGATGATTTAGTGGAACCCCTGCCACCTCTTAACCAGTATTCAATGTTATTTTCTTTTTTTACATCGTTATGAAGGCCGTAAAAGTTAGGGGCGATAACTTTCTTTAAATTAACCTCAGTCATTTTCATCATCACCAGGTATGTCGTCAACTATTACGACTTTCATTGGCTTGTCTTGTTTATCATCCTTTACCTTAGCAATATCAGCCTTAAGTTTATCCAGCTTCAGCTGGTGTTCCTCGCTACCTCTGCCAGATTGCAACAAGGCCTCATAACGGCTGACCAACTTCTCTATGGTTTGCATAGCCTTGGCCTGGGCATTAAGTAGTGTAGCCTGCCGGTCCCACGCAAACTGGAACTCCCATTCCTCTTCTCGGTATGTCTCCTCGAAAGGTTCGCCATCTTCAGATTCCGGATTATGCCTTGGGTTCGGGCCCAACTCAACTTTCTTTTTCTTGAGCTCCCTGATCATTTCATCCTTGGCAGTAACAAACATAATCTTCTGGGCCCGGGCAATGGCCAGGTACTGGATCATAATGTTTTCCCAAAGGATGTCCAGTGGGCCCTTTTCCATAATCTCTCCCACCAGGGCCAGGGTCTCTTCATCATCCGGGAATATCTTACGGAAAAACCCATGCTGCATGCCGTTCTGGTTGCCAGCCGGCGGGCCAGGGGAGAGTCCCCCATGTATACGGCATACCTTCTTACCTGGTACCGCCTTCATCTTGCAGCGCTCGCCAGATTGCTTAGACTTGGCCACGCACTGTCCTTCCCGGCCGTCGGTGTGGTATTGGCAGCGCTCACCCCCGGGCAAGGCTTTATGTCGGCACCGCTGACCGCTCTTGTGGCCGATGGCGACGCACTGGCCGGGGTAGGGTTCGGGTTCTGGCTCATTGGTAACGTTACCTTTGGGATTAGTAACGTTACTTTTGTTTTTCGGTAATGTTACGTTTTTGGATTTGTCCCAATTATCCTGGTTCTTCCACTTGCGGACCTGCGTATCTGAAACTCCGAGCTGTGCGGCGATGTCCTTAAGTAGCATCTTGCCGCCGCTTTGCTTCCAGAGTTCATGTGCTTTGTCTCGGTTAGGGCTGCGCTCTCTGGCCATCACCTCACCTGCTTTGTTGTGTGCTAAGATCAAAAACGCACCCGCCCATCCTCACCGCACATATCAACGTGCAGCTCCGGGCGGCAGCGTTATTATTACCAACGTAAACTTAAACTTATTAGCCAACGCCACCGCTTTATTCAGCGAACTTTTTGTATAACAAATAATCTATTATGGCTTCAACACGTGCTGAATAAGCCGTTATTACATCAGCATCACCTTTTTGCAAGGCCCGCTTTAAATTTTCATCAAGCTGTTGAAGCAAATATTCATCCGTTAACTCAATGTCTGTGACAGAGGGCTGATAATCATCTTCATAGTAGCCGTTCTTTTCAGCATAATACTGCGCCTTAGCTCTTTCCGCTAATTCATCAGAGACAAACGGATTCTTCGGCAAAGCCATCATTAGTCCATCAAGCGGACCAACATTTGCATCAGCCTCAACTCTTTCAACGCGCACTGTGTAAATATTAAAGACAGTGCAAACTATCAAAACAAGCGCGAGTACGGCCAAAATAAGCTTTTTTTCTTTTTTGGTTGTATCGTCCATTGACTACTTAACCTCCTTATTAACCGGTTCGTGATGTTTTATTTTAATAGGTGGGAATAAGCCGTGGATGAAATGAGCAAAGCAATCGCCCAGCGCATGTAATGCAACGCACCAGTTATCTATTAAGTGAGCCATGTACTTCATTGCCCTTCCTCCTTCGCCCACCGCACCAGCCCCCATATGGCCAGCACGGCATACACCGCAAAAAGAAAAGCCTGGGCATAGAGCCCGGCCGCAAAGTCAATAATCATCCACGCGCAGTTGGTGCACAGCCAAACCGCAAAGCACCAGCGCAGTTTGTATATATTAGCCACGACGCCGATGATTGACGCCGCGGCGATTAGCCAAGTGTAATCCATGGACACCTCCAAGGTAAAAGAAAAGAGCCCGGAGGCCCATTAACTGTTATATTTATTCATTTTTAAAATATTTTCGATAGTATTAATAACTTTGTTAAGTTGATTTATTTTACCTTGAACATTCATATAATCTGTTTGATATTGTTCATTTTTTTTCTTGAGCTCATTATAAATGTCTTTCCCCATATTCTCAGCAAGTGCTTGAGCTCCAGTAATTCTAAGATGATCAATCACTAACAGCCTTGTTTGAAGCCTCACCAGGTTTTCTTCTGATTGTGTTAAATCACTAATTACCTTTTCTAATTCTTTCTTTAACTCATTTCTCCAACTATTTAGTTCATCTATTTGTATGTCGTTTAAACTAATAATAACCACCGCCTTTAATATTTTATAACACATTTCGGCGCATGGCAT